AATATAAGAATTGGGTGTTTACAACATTTCATAGCATCTTCCTGGCATTGTTTAAAGAATTGCTCAAGTTGGGTAATCTTCTGATTAGAATCTAGTAAATCAAGAACACCCCAATTCCCATAACCGGTCTTACACTCAATAGACCATTTATCAATTAATCCCTTCCCACAAGGATCTGAGCAGGTAATGTCTCCTGACTGATATGCTGTGTCTTTTTTAGTTTTTCCTCTCATAGTAAATCTTCCGCCAGAGCTATGGCTTCTGTAAAATATGTCATCTCTTTCTCCTTCTGAAAACCAAAGAGAAAGTTTGGAGGCAACTTCTCTTTCAAATCCGCTTCCTTTCGATTTACCAGAACCTGGTTTCTTCTTTTTATCTGACATATGATTCTCCATTTCTTTGTTCAATTTCTATTACTTTATCAGCAGCTTTTATCATTCCTGGAAGATGAGAAATTAATATCACTTGTATATTTAATTTTGAAGAAATCTCTTTTATCATGTCTGAAGCTTTTTGTTGGAGGTCAAGACTTAGAAATCTAAAAGCCTCATCAATAATCATTACGGGTCTAGTTCTTTTTATTGACCATAAAGCAACCCTAAGTGCAAAACTGGCTATGTCAACAGCACCACCACCAGCTGTATTAATCAAATCATTTGTTTCATTGCTATCCTTAGAAAATATTAGATCTGCCTCCATTTTATTTCTTCTTTGTACAAAAAGAAGATTAAATTTATAAGGGTTTGTAAACACCGATGCTAAAGCAGAGGACACCAAATTACTAATTTGATATTCGAGTTTTTTCTGAGTTTCTGAAGAAACAATTTGAATAATTCCTCTTGCTTTAAGATGATTTTCATAATCAAGTTTATTTTTCTTTGTAGTTTCTATACAATCCTCTCTTTGTTGAATCAATAGTTTTCTCTGACCTTGTTTTTGATTTAGAATCTTTCTAAAATCTACCATGGATAGGACTCCTGAAGTATTTCAAATTTTCTCCGAATTTCTTTTTCTCTGATTGATAGAGATTCTTCTTCTTTAGTTATCCATTCTTTTGCTTGTTCTAAAGTAAATCCGTAAGTTTCTTTTAGGCGCTTTTCAGTTTCTTCCATTCTGCCTTGTAGGTTAGCTTCCTTTTTCTTTGATTCCTCAATTTTTCCGTGTAGAATTTCAACACTTTTCATTATCCTATCCATTAGAACACTCCTTTATAATTTGAATGATTTCTTGGTCAATTTTATTGTTCCTTACATAATTATCCAGGTTACTAAGGAAGGACAAGTCCATATTTTTATGTTCTGACAATCCAGAAATAAATGCTTGAAGATCCCTGTTGGCTTCCCTTTCCCTTTCAACTTTTTCTAATCTAAATACCTTTTCTGGGTATTCAATAGGCAAATCAATTTCTTCAAATTCTCTTGTGGAGATATCAAATATTACTACTTTGGGCTTATGAGTGATCTGGTTGATAGATGATCTTGATATGGATCCAAGGTTAAACAAATATCTATTTTTCAATTTGTATTGAAAACAAGCATGGTTATCTCCAGAGACAATTAGGTCAAATTTATTCAATCGAAGAAATGAGTTTGCCATCTCAAAGTCTTTTTGTCCTTCCCACAACTTTTCCTTGATAATCATTCTATGTGTTAGTAGAATATTGAATTTTTCAGTATTCTCTATTTCTGGAATTTCTTCTCCATAAGAGGATCCATAGATAACTGTTTCTGATAGTTCTTTCTTTCCTAAGAGATGTAAATTATGGTTTGATTCTTTCAATGCTGCTAGAAAAGTATTTTCTTTGTTTCTGTATCGAAGATCATGTTGCCCCCATATAGTGTAAATGGGGATGTTCTCAAATGATTTAATCAGAAAGGTGACTTTTACAAAAAAGTCATAGGAAAGGCTTGGGCTGTCTGAAAAATCTCCTGGTTGAAGAATACAATCACAACTTCTAAGGCAAGCTATTTCTAGAATTGTACCAAATTTTTTTAGAATAGTTTTTTCATAATCATCCATTCTGTTCTCTGGACATTTGTTTGTCAGATGAAGATCACCGGTAATCAGTACTTTCATTTTACTATCTCCTTGATCTTCTTTTCTGTAATAGAAGAGCCACACATTGGGCAGATTTTCTTTTCTGTCAGTAAAGTTTTTAGTTGAATTCTACTTTCTTCAGTTAGCTTCTTCTGATTGTTATAGTCTTCCTGAAGTTGTTTAAGAAGTAAAATATAGTTGTATATTTCTGTAATTTTTTTCTTAGAGGTTTGGCATATATTAATTTCTTCTTTCAAGTCTAAACAACATTTTTCCCCTTGTTGCTTTTCTCTTTCTACAACTAATTCTTTTCTTAGAGAAAATATTGTTTGAACAAAAGAATTTACTTCTTTGTACACTCTTTTCTTTTCTTTGAGATCAGTAATTTTGTTCTGAATCTCTTTGACCTCTCTTTCAAGACTTATCAGAGGAGTTATTTTTCTAAATTCTTCAACTATATATAAACATTTTTCTACAAGATCCTTAGTTTCAATAAGTTTTAACTTATCATTCTTAAGGATTTTTTCTTCTTCCTCAATTGTGTCTAATTCAATCTCAGCCTGAGCAACCCAGGACATACTTTCTATCTGATTTGTGAGATTTGTTATACTCTCTTCCCCATAACTGATATTTCTCTTTTTATCAAGTATTCTTGAATTGAGATTTTTAAATATAGTATCAATTATATCAAGACCAACCAGAGAATTAAGCTTCTTGGCAACATCCCCTGGAGAATCATTCAATAGAAAATAAGGATCGTGTTGTGTTTGCAGATTGATTTCTGATAGATTAAAGAGATCTGTTACTTCCTGAGGAACATCTGAACGAACAGCTTCATATTCAGAGAATCCTTTTTTAGAGTTAATCAGATACTTTACTTTCCCATCAGTCCTTTCTTTTCCAACAGTTCCTTCTGACATCTCAATATTGACTGAAACTTTATCATTTTTTTCACAGTACCAATTTTTTATTGAATCACCAGAAGGTCTATTTTCAGTCACCCATCTGATAGCTCTAACAATAGATGATTTGCCGGAATCACTTGTTCCTCCAATTACATTCAAACCTCCACAAAATTCAACAGTAGAATTCTTGTGTCCCTGAAAATTTGTTATAGAAATTGATTTTAGCATAAATCCTCTTACAAAAGGTGAGGTGGTATGGATGCCCGTACAATAAACAAACAATTGCCCCTTATTCCATAGTTCTGTTTGCAGTGCAGTTCAACTTTCACCCCACCTCATTTTAGATTGAAAATTCTAACCCATTTCATAAATTCTTTTTCTTGAGACATAGAAACCAATCCATAGATGCTAAACACCCCTAAAAAGGTACTCTTGAGTAGTATATTTTCCTTGTAAATAGGTAAAGGAATATCTTTTAGGGGGAGGGATACCAACAATCGATTTCTATCCCGAATTTCCCCAGATTCATGTATTTTAGAAAACACCTTTCCTTGAGTCAATTCTCCTGTAAGAAACTTAATTGCTGTCTTTTCTCCAACCCCGGGAATACCAGAAACATTATCACTAGTACATCCTGACAATGCTTTTACTTCTGACCAGGTTTCCGGTTGTATGGAGTATTTTCTGATAAATTCTTTTTTTGTTGTTAGTTGTTTTTTTGATATATTGTATAAAGAGCAGAAAGATAAAAGCTGTAGTAGGTCATTGTCACTAGCTACTACTATATTAGAACCCTCTAATTTTTTAACTAGTATGGCAATCAAATCGTCAGATTCATATCCTTCTACCATAAAGATATTTCTGAAACCTAATTCAGGGAGAATTTTTTCTCGTAATTCATTGAATTGTTTAAAAGCAATAATATCCAATTCTTTTTCCTCTTGGGATCGAGTATCAGGACGTCTATTTGCTTTGTATTTGGGATATAATTCTTTTCTAACTGATTCTTTTGAATCCCAACAAAAGTAAAAATTATTTGATTCAAAATGTTCAGCTAAGATTAGTATATGTCGGAGAAAACCAAAAATGATCTCTGTATGGCTCCCACGGTAGGTGAGACCTTGGGATAGAGCAAATCTACACACATAACAGAGATAGTTGCAATCCACTATGATGTTGATAGACATTACTATCTAACCTTAGTTGGTCTATTTAAATCAAAATGTTGTTCTACCTCGTCCCATAAATCAATTACTGAACTTTTCAATTGTTGTTCCAATTTATTTTCTTCTACGTAGGAAACTGCCTTGTCTAGAGAAACATAACTTTTACCATCTGGACAAATATAGGTTGTTTCCCCTTTCATTGTTTTTATATATTGTAATTCATCTCGGATAGAATCTACCCCATAACCAAACACAATAGATAGAGGACATTCCCGGAATGGAGAATCAACGGTTGATTTTCTTATAAAACATTTACTTTCAATTCCAACAATTCTTTTAACTTCTTTTCCATTGATTACTGTTTTCTTTTCAATTTTACCTACTGAGGAAACCCTAATTCGAATAGAAGAGTAAAAAGGAATTGCTTGTCCACCAGGCGTTGTTTCTCCATATTCTCCATCTCGTACTTGATTAGAACAAGCAATGATCCAACCATTGTTTGAAATAATTCTTGCAGTTTTTCTCAACCCTTCACTAAATTCTTTGGCCCTCCTCATCCCCATTTTATCCCCTTTCTCTAATTCCAACTCTGTAGAAAGAGCGGCAAGGGAATCAGTAGCAATAACATTTATCCCATCTTCTTTTGGTTGCCAACCATATATTTTTTCAAAAACTTGTGATACAGTATCTGGTCGGTAGTAATCTTTTGCATCAAGTTTTATACCATAGATTCTAGCATACTCCTGATCAAGACGAGCCTCGGGGTCTAGAAACATAACTTGACCACCCCGGGATTGTGCAGAAGCTCCTATTTCTGATAGTATTGCTGTTTTACCAGACCCAGGAGGACCAAAGATTTCCATAATAAGACCCCCTGGTATTCCCCCTCCCTTCCTTCTCTTTCCAGAAATAGCAAGGTCAAGAAGGGTGGATCCGGTAGAAATCACTCTATCAAAGTAAAAGTCATTTTCTTCTCTTTTAATATCAGACCTTATTTCCTTTTGAACCTGATCAGCGGAGTCTTGTGTGGATAGCTGATTAGGTTCTCTTCTCTTTAACATATACTAACCTCTCCTTCTCATGCTAGATTTGTTAGCCTTTTTTTCAGCTTCAATTCTTTCTGCTTCATCAGCACAAGAATCATATTTTTTACAGTTACCACAATTGATCAATTGATCAATATCAATACCAAACTTCCCGTTAGAAGGACAAGGATTGTTTGAGGCAGTATTGGAAGGAGGAGTTCCTTCTTCTGTTCTATGTAGTCTTCGGGAAGAACCTCTGGGGGGAGTCATGTCAGGGACATCATCCTCAGATTTCTTTTCTTCCTCTTTCTTTTCTGAGATTTTTCCTAAGAACAATTTCTCAATCTGATCATAAGTAGGAATAACAATCACTTCATCTAAGGTGAAAGATTGGTCAAGAGTAGCATCTGAAATGATATAATCTCTATCTAGAAGTTTATGTCCCTGAATAGTTCTGTATTCATCATTGGCTACCTCGAAGGAAATGGATTTACCAACATCAACATCTGAGTAAGGGATTGCACCACCACCCCTGGGATTTTTAGCAGCAAGCTGTATAGGCCCTTCTCCATATTTGTAAGAAACTTCCCAAATCTGGACACCTTTTGCTTCTTCTTTACCATCATCATAACAAACAATGTTGTAAACACATCTTCTTTTAGGAGAAATGTCTTTGTAATTCTCCCACTCCTGACCATCCCGAATTCTTTGATCAATTTCTTCACAAATAGGACAAGGCAATCCATAGTTTCTAGAAGGACAAACAATCCAATCTTTGCCTGGACCAATGTTGGTGTGAACATACACCTCTAACCAGTAGGCATAATCCCCCTCTTTGATGGGATGACGTTTATCAACCTTAGTGGGATAGTT